GAAAAAGAAACTCTGATTTAGTTTGGTTAAATGATACTTGGATATATAAAGAATTACACCCATACGTTCACGAAGCAAATAGACAAGCTGGTTGGAATTTTGATTGGGAAAGATCTGAATCTTGTCAGTTTACAAAATATAAACACAACCAATATTATGATTGGCATTGTGATAGTTGGGATAAAGTTTATGACAGAAAAGATCCTAATCATCCAGAGCACGGCAGAATTCGAAAACTATCTATGACTTGTCAATTAACAGATGGTTCAGAATACACAGGTGGTGAACTAGAATTTGATTTTAGAAACTATGATCCACATATGAGAGATGAAACTAAACATTTAAGAAAAGCAAAAGAGATATTACCTAAAGGTTCTATTATTGTTTTTCCTTCATTTGTTTGGCATAGAGTTAAACCCGTGACATCAGGCACAAGGTATAGTCTTGTTGTTTGGCATTTAGGAAAGCCATTTAAATGAAAATATTAATTGTAGGTGGCGGAAGTGCGGGTTGGATGACAGCAGCTACTTTAGAATCACAGTTTCCAAACTATAATATATCATTAATTGAATCTAAAAATATATCTACAGTAGGTGTAGGTGAAAGCACTCTTGGACAAATAACAGATTGGATGAGACTACTTAAAATTGAAGACAAAGATTTTATAAAACACGTAGATGGAAGCTATAAATTAAGTATAAAATTTACAGATTTTTATAAAAAAGGAGAGGCTTTTCATTATCCATTTGGAACACCTGCTTTAGCACAAACAAAATCAAGAACAAATGATTGGTGGTTTAAAAAAATACTATATCCTAAAACACCTTATTCTGATTATGCTGATTGTATATACCCATTACAAATGGCATATGTTAATCAAAATAAATTTGACATAAACGAAGTCCAAAGAGCTTATCATTTTGACGCTACTAAATTTGGTACATGGTTAAAAAATAATTATTGTAAAAAAATAAAACACATAGTTGATGATGTTGTTTCTGTCGAACAAGATGACAATGGAATTAAATCTTTAAATAATAAATATAAAGCAGATTTATATATAGACTGCACTGGATTTAAATCTTTATTGTTAGATAAAACTTTAAAAGAACCTTTTGAATCTTATTCTGATATGTTACCAAATGATTCTGCTTGGGCCACAAAAATTAAATATAAAGATAAAGAAAAAGAATTAGTTCCATATACAAACTGCACTGCCATTGAAAATGGTTGGGTTTGGAACATACCTTTGTGGTCACGAATTGGTACGGGGTATGTTTACTCTAGTAAATTTGTAGATGATGAAACAGCATTAAAACAATTTAAAAAACATTTAGGTCAAAAAGATTTAGAATTTAAAAACATAAAAATGAGAGTAGGTATACATAATAGACTTTGGGTAAAAAATGTAGTTGCGATCGGATTGTCTGCTGGATTTATAGAACCTTTAGAAAGTAATGGTTTATACACTGTTCACGAGTTTTTAATAAAATTAGTTAGAAATTTACAAAGAGATAAAATATCGCAATGGGATAGAGACAATTTTAACTTTCAATGTAAACATATATTTAGAAATTTTTCTGAATTTGTAGCATTGCATTATGCATTATCTCATAGAGATGATACGGAGTACTGGAAATATTGTTTAAATAAAACTTGGGACAATAGTTTAATAAATTTAAAACCAGTTGGTGTAACTGGTATGAATAGTGCTGTATGGCAAAGAACATATAATTATAGATTTAATGATACTGAAGGTCTTCACTCGATTGCAGCAGGTATGCATTGGTCTCCAACTGATAAAGTATCGCTTATAAATGAAGGAAAATTTTATGAAAAAAATTTAAAAAAAGAATTTCAAGAATGTATTAATAATTTAAATGAGAGAAAGGAGTTATGTAAACAACTTGTTAAAAAAAAACCAAGTTTGTTTTCAATATTAAAAAATGTACATAAATAATTATTTTAACACAACCATTTGGTCTGAACAAAAACCAGAGTTTGTAAAATCTTTAACTAAAGCATCTAACAAATATATTAAAGATGCAAGAACAAGAGAAAAAAAATTTATAAAAGAACATGGTGATTTTGGAAGATCATATCACTCAACACCATTAACACAAGATAATGATTTTTTAGATTTTAGAAATTATATTGGTCAAAAGTCTTGGGAGTATTTAGATCATCAAGGTTATGATATGCAACAATACAATACTATGTTTAGTGAAATGTGGGTACAAGAGTTTGCTAAAAAAGGTGGTGGACATCATTCAGCACATATACATTGGAACCAACACGTATCAGGTTTTTACTTTTTAAAATGTAGCGACAAAACTTCTTTTCCAGTATTTCACGAACCTCGTACTGGAGCACGTGCTACAAAATTAAAAATGAAAAATCAAAAAGGTCTATGGGGTGGATCAGAGCTTATACATTTTAAACCAACACCAGGTACATTAATTATCTTTCCAGGATTTTTAGAACACGAGTTTAGTGTAGATTTTGGTATTGAGCCTTTTAGATTTATCCATTGGAACATACAAGCAGTGCCAAAAGAAATGGCTAAAGATGTTTAAGAAAAAAAAGTATACAGTTATCCGTCAAGCAATATCAAAAGATCTAGCTAGTTTTGTTGCAAATTATTTTATGATGCAGAAACAGGTTTATGATACTTGTAGAGCTACAAGATATATATCACCCTTTGAAAATATTATAGGTCATTATGAAGATGATAATGAGCAAATACCAAACACGTATTCTCAGTATGCTAATATGGCTATGGAAACTTTGTTACTTAAATGCCAACCTAAAATGGAAGAAGTTACAGGACTTAAATTATATCCCGCTTATACTTATGCTAGGATATATAAAAAAGGCGATGTTCTTAAAAGACATAAAGATAGATTTAGTTGTGAGATATCTACAACTATGAATCTTGGTGGTGATGATTGGCCAATATATCTTGAACCTGATTCTACAAAAGGTGGTGTAAAAGATGGTATGGGTTATGTATCTGATAATACTAAAGGTGTTAAAGTAGATTTAAAACCAGGAGATATGCTAGTTTACTCTGGTTGTCAGTTAGAACATTGGCGAGAAAAATTCAAAGGTAAGGAATGCGTTCAAGTATTTCTCCATTATAACAACCGTAAAACACCAGGCGCTAAAGATAATATGTTTGACAAGCGTCCACATTTAGGTCTTCCCTCTTGGTTTAAACGATGATATAATCTTTAGATGGGGGCAGTACACCACCACATACCTACTGCCTCCTTTTAAGGATTATTTATGAGTTTAGGATTTGACGCAATATCAGCATTACCCATTTCAGCTTCAGGCAATGAAGGTAATGTAATTATTAATGTTACTGGAAATGCATTAACTTTATCTGTAGGAGCTTCTACAGCTACTGGTCAAGCAGCTAACGTAATTATAGGTTCCGACCCATTAACTTTAGCTAGTGGATTAGTTACACTTACAGCTGATGCTAACGTTAATATTACCGCTTCTCCTTTAACTTTAAATTCTGCTCTAGTTACAGCTAGTGGAGCAGGAAATATTAGCATAAGTGGAATGCCTTTGACTTTAAAAGCTAGCAGTGTTACAATAACAGGTGGAGCGAATATAGATGTGACAGATAATCAATTAACTATCTCATCTAATGAATCAGGGGTAATTACTTGGAACCCAATCATTCCAGGTGCAAACAATGTTTGGAAAGAAATAGAACCTTATTAAACTATGGCATCATCATATTCATCAGATTTACAATTAGAACTCGTAACAACCGGAGAAAAAGCTGGTCTATGGGGTACAATTACAAATAACAATTTACAAATTTTAGAATTATCAGCTAGTGGTTATTATACAGTAAGTATAGCTGCAGCAGATTTATCATTAGCTTTAGATAACGGTTCTGCATTAGGAGATACTACTGCAACTGGTAAAAATCTAATGATAGAAGTTACTGGTACTTTAGCAGCTAGTAGAGTTATTACTATGCCGACAGGTGCTGAAAGAATATTTATAGTTAAAGATAGTACAACAAGATCAAATTCCAATTATACTATTGGTGTACAAAATGTAGGTGGATCGGGGAGCGGGATTGTTCCTGTACCTGTTGGATCTACTTGTGTATTTTATACAGATGGTACTACTGCAAATTCTATGAAACTTGCAGGAATTTTAAAACAAGGAAATGTACAAGTTCAAACAGGAACTAATACTCCTTACACTGCAGTTAATGGTGATGTAGTATTTGGTGAAACGTCTAATGGTGGTGGAGGTACAATTCAAGTTAATTTACCATTGTCGCCAAGTGCTGGTGATACAGTAACTATAATGGACGCATCTTTAAGTGGAGGTTTTGCTTCTAATAAATGTACTGTAGGTAGAAACTCTTCTCCTATTCAAGGTGCAGCATCTGATTTAGACTTAACTACTAATAACCAAGCAGTAACTTTAGTTTATACAAACAGTACTAAAGGCTGGCAAAAACAATCAACCAATTCATAGGAGCCATTAGATGCTCACTGAAGTAAAGTTTGCTCCCGGAATAGACAAACAAGACACTAGTGTTGGAGCAGCAGGTCGTTGGGTTGATTCAGATCTTGCTAGATTTAGATATGGACTGCCAGAAAAAATAGGCGGTTGGTCTTCTTTACTTACAGATACTATTGTAGGTGTAGCTAGAAAACAACATTCATTTGTTGATAAAGATGGTAATAGATATGTTTCTATTGGCACTGACAAATTTTTACTTATATATTTTGAAGGACAACTTTTTGACATTACTCCTGTAAAATCTACAATTGCAAGTGTTGTAATGTCCGCATCAGATGCATCAAAAGAAGTTACATTAACTTTTTCTTCTGCACATAATTTAGAGTCAGGTGATATTATTTTATTAGATAGTGTAACAGTACCAAGTGGTATTGGTTTAACTGATGCTGCTTTTGAAGATAAACTATTTCAAGTAACTAGAGTAACAAGTGACTTAGTTGCAATTATTACAGGTACAGAAACTACAACAGGTGCTGCTGGAGGTGGATCATGTAGTGTTATTCCTTACGAACGTGTAGGTCCCGCCGCACAATCTTATGGATATGGTTACGGTGTTAGTCCATATGGTGGTACAGTACAAGGTTCTGCAACAACAACGTTGAATGGTGGTATTGTATCTGGAACGACAACAATTACTTTAACCGATTCAAGTTCTTTTCCTACTTCAGGTACAGTTTTAATTGGAAATTTTTCTTCAGGCAGTTATGCATCTACTTCAGAATTAGTAACTTATACAGGTAATACTGCTAATCAATTAACTGGATGTTCGCGTTCACAATTAGGAACGACAGCACCTGGTTCTACATCAACAGGAACTACAGTTACAAATGCTACCGAATGGTCAGGATGGGGTGATGCAGTAGACGCAGGAACTATTATTTTAGAACCTGGACTTTGGTCTTTAAGTAATTTTAGTGACACACTAGTTGCAACTATTGCAAACGGTAAAACTTTTACTTGGGATTCTTCTATTGCTGCAAGATTATCAACAAGAGCATCGACTACAACATCAGGATTTCAAACTACTAATAATCCAACAGCTACAAGAATAACTCTTATATCACCAACAACACGTCACTTAATTCATCTTGGAACCGAAACAACTATTGGTGATTCAACAACACAAGATGATATGTTTATTAGATTTTCTTCAGCTGAAAATATAAATGACTACACACCTTTAGCTACTAACTCTGCGGGTACACAAAGAATACAAGATGGTACAAAAATTGTAGGAGCTTTAGTTGCAAAAGAAAATATTTTAATATGGACCAACAATGCATTGTATACAATGAAATTTGTAGGTGCACCTTTTACATTTGGCTTTGAACAAGTTGGTACTAACTGTGGATTGATTGGTAAAAATGCAGCTGTTGAAATTGATGGTGTTGCATATTGGATGTCTAATAATGGTTTCTTTGCATTTGATGGTACAGTAAACTCACTACCTTGCAGTGTAGAAGATTATGTATTTGACGATGTAGATACAACTAAAGGTCAACAGGTTTGTGCAGGACTAAATAATTTATTTACAGAAGTTGTTTGGTGGTACCCAACAGCAGGATCAGATTTTAA